ACTTGACAAGATGCAACTTTTCAATAATATTAACATTTTTTTCACTGATTGATTGTGTGCCATTGGTTTGAAAACAGACTGTGAGTTTTTGTTTGGCATCAGGCACATTATCAGCCAACCAAGCAGCAACATCCCAATAAGATTGACCCAGCATAGTTTCGCCACCGCAAAAAACTACTTGTTGTAAATTTGATAGATCTAAATGTTGTAGACTTTGTATTACTTCGTTACTGTGTCGCGGACTAAAAATTGGATGTAACCAGAGATTATGTTCTTTAAGGTGTTTTTGCCAAAATGTGCTAGAGTGTGTTCCGCAAGTTCTGCATGCCAGATTGCAACTGATGTCAAACATTAGATCAATTCTGGCAGGGCCTAACAATTTAGTTTTGCCTTGAATTTCAAGTCCTTGATTCATTCCTGTACGCATACTGGCATATCCAGATTTTTCAAGCTGCTGGCAATTACTGCATCCTAAATCCCAATTGTTGGTTTTATTTTTTTCTCGCAAATTTATAAAATTAACATGATTCCAAAAGTCCGTTTGAGTATTAATAGGGAATTGAGTTTTTCTCAAACAACAATGCTGAGCAGTCACATGTGTACTTTTAAAGTCTAAGTGCAAGCCGCCATGAATCATAGAACAATAAGCGTCAGTCATGATGTTTTAATTTTGCCTAGCAACTGCTTGAGCTTGGCACTTTGCACATCAGCTGTGACTTTGGGTGCTTCTAGATCAAAACCTTCTCGAGCTTGGGGTCGTTCCCAAGGTACAGACTTGGCGTCGTCTGCGCCAGCACTAACTTGGCTTTTTGCTTTGATCGAGTCCATGATACTTGTACTGGGCTTTTTGCTGAACCCGTTTTCGTTGTCGTCCCCACCTTCATCAGTAATGCGCATGGTTTCAATGTTGTACTCCAAATCAATCTTTTGACCAACGCCGGTCGAGCTTCGAGACTTCATACACTGGATCTGATACTTGCCACGCTCTTTCATTGCACGACTTGTAAAGATACCAAACACATTATCTGCTGTGTTAATCTTTGAAATACCACCTGATATGTGGCTGTGGTCAAATTCAATTTCTTCTACTGCACTGCGATTTAACTGTGACGCTGTGACCATTAGGATTCCTAGCTCTTTGGCCAAGTTGCGCAATTCTTCACTCACATACTTGTCTTTCACAAACAAGTCATTAGGACTAACCTTTGCACTTACTGGCATGAGCAAGTCCAAGTAGTCAATCATCACAAAGTCTACCCGCTTGCCTGTTTGAATTTGATACTCTTTCAAATAAGCACGAATGTCATTGATGTTGCTTTGTGCCGGCAGGCCTTTTACTTGATAGTTGCCCGACTTCTTAGACACCAGTTTGACCTTGAGCTCTGTAGTATCTATGTCTTTGCGAATGTCCTTGGTGCTCATGTTGGTCAACATGGCATCTGTTCTCAAACTTGTTAGTTCTTCCGAAAGTTCTAGTGTGATATACACGCCACTAAGCCCTTGTTGTAGCCAGTTAAGTGCAATGTTCATCATGACCAAGCTCTTGCCTGAACCTGATCCACCCGCAAAGATGTTGAGTTCACCACGACTGAATCCGCCATACAACAATCTGTCCAGTTGCGGCCAACCTGTGCTTACTTGCCCACCCGAGTTGAAATACTTCTCAATGCGAGCCTTAGGATCAGCAAAGTAGTCTGTGCCCATGTCTTTGGTAAGTGATATTTGCACTGCATCCTTGATCAGCTTTTCAACAGGATCATACTCACCTTTTTCCAACAAGTCTGCGGCTTTTAAAATTGCACGTTCAAGTTCTTGTCTACGAGTAAACGCTTCGAACTCTCCCATGAACCAGTCAAAGTGTCCTTCGTTCAAGTCAGGAACTGCTTGTAATTTAACACCTGTGGTAGCCGAAATCTGCATACGGTCCGGCAGAGTCTTGTGCTTTTCTGAATGTTCTTTAATGAACTCAGCCGCAGGCCTCAAACTTTTGTCAAAGTTCTGCGGATTGTAGATGTTCTGAACACGCACATAGCTTTGTGCGTCCTCCAACATCATTTCTAGAAATAGGCGTTGGACATCAAGTCCGTATTCTTTTAACAAGTTGTTTTTTCCTTAGTTCTATTTTGATCTTACTGGTTTCTCTAGCTGCCATTATAGTTAGCAAGGTACCAACACGCCCTAGCACAATCACAGCGTCGTTCACATCTTTGCAGCCATCTGGCCACTCGGGTATACTTACCGCCCATCCCAGTTCCACAGCACGGTCAATCAGTTCTATGCCTGCTTGATCTTGATCAGGCACCACAGTTATTTCTCTACCCAGATTGCGTATCAGTCGAGCCTGTGCTTCACTTATGGTGTTGTGCATTACTGCCACACCACCAATTGACAGTGCATCAAATATGCCTTCTGTCACAATCACATTGGTCCAGTTGTTATGCTGTAAATCTGTACCAAACACATAGCCCGGTTGACTGTCTGAAATAAACTTGGGTTGACGGTTGTCTAAAAATCTGCAGGTGTATCCTACAATTTTGTTTTCGTATGTGAATGGTATCACCACATGTGACCGGGTCCATTGAACACCATCATTTTGCGTCTGCACCATCATAGGGAAGTCCTCGGGCACACGTCTGCCCTGCACATAGTCCCAATGCAATGAGTGATCAGGTGTTAGTAATTCAGCAAAGGGTGGCAGGTCTCGTTCTTCAAACGTGATGCCAGCCAAATGATTCCATGCCTGTTGCCGATCTTCTAGTATGCCATGTATGCTACGATGACGCAGACTTTCCAAATTGAGCATTTCAATTTCGTTGTCCGGTACACCCATCCAGCCAAGCAGTCTGCGAGCTTTGACACTTAGGGTCCGACCCATGATAAAACTGGCTGTGTATGAACAATTGAAACAGTGATAACTCCATCCTGCTTCAGTGGCTTTGAGTCCGGCACGACCTCTTGTGTCTCGAGTGCTGCCATTGTGCTGACAGCAAACCGCATTGAAACTCAACCAACCAGATGGTGTGGGTTTTCTTTTTGCAGGTAGATACGCAAGGATGTCAAGCATCTATACAGTATAGCAGATCAGCCGGACTAAATCAACGATATTGGAGGTTAGTAATATAACCAGTTGAGATCAACACCTGCGCACAAACAGTGCCTTGATATTGCAATGGCAAGTATCCAGACCCACCATTTGTAACAGTGATTGCACCAATTTGGCCATTGCCCACTGACGTCACAATGGCTTCGGCACCTGCACCGTCACCTAATATTTGTACTTTGGGCGGTGCTACATAACCTTGGCCACCATTGGTCACATTGATGGCAGTGACCACTCCGTTGGTTACCACGGCTGTGGCTTGAGCTTGTGATCCTTGACTGTTGTTGAAGGCAGCACGAATCAATGGATGAAATCCTACCACATTAAAATACTGAGTGGAAGTTTCATTATAAAATTGTGTACTGCTGGTAACGTCGTACCAGACTGATTCGTAGGTTTCAGCGGCTTGAAATTTGACTGTTCCGGTAAAGTGATCCAAGTCCATTTTGACTGTGGTTAGACTTTGGCCATTTGTGGGCATGTGACTTGAAAAGAATTCTGTAAGTTGAGTGGTATTCACCGGCTGTGGGTACAGTGCCCAGTCTGGCCAGTTTGTGGGACCAGGTACCAACTGTTGTGCTTTGCCGTAGATTGTGGGAATGGTCAACATTTCACTGGGCACAAATGCAGGCAGCACACTATTCACAATGTTGCAATCAGCTCTAGCACCTGAATTGGCATCCACATACGCAGCTTGCACGTAGTCTCCGGCTGTGCGTTGAATGCTGTAGCTGCCGGGCTGTGCTGTAATGTTGATGGTGTCTTCGTTGTCCAGCACCACTTTTACTCTGCCCAAGGTGGCGCTGAGTGTGACCATGGGTTTTTCGACCAGTAACTGATCACCAGTTTGATTCATCAATCTAAACACAAAACTGCTACCTGTGATGTTTACAGGCTTTTCCTCTTGATTGATAAATTCAAACAGTAGCACATTGTCTACGCCTTTGTTAACGGTTAATTGTTTTGCATACACTGGGTCGTACCTATAAGTGAAATATCCACCACTGGTGTCAACTAACAAGACTTTGGTAATCTGTTGATAAAGATATACGGTGGTTGAATACATCAACTATTTATCAAGATTTGGCAATGCTTTTTTTAACCAATCTTTACCGGCCATAAGTACAACCGATGGGTAATGATATATTTCAAAAATTAGCGGTAAAATATCCGTTTATAACACTGTGCGTATATGCCAATGAAGAATACGTGGGCGTGGTGCAAAACAAAGACGATGCTGTCACAACCATCTATGATTTTGGTGCTGTGTTAACTCAGGATGCCAAACTAGAATACCTAGAATTAGCAGCCACTTGGTGGTGGGAAAGCAATCGTAGCATACCCATAAACATCTTTCTGCGTGGCGAGTGGGACAAGTTTCGTCCCACGCTACGAACATTTTCCAACAAAGATCTAGAAATTTTACACGGCCCGGCTTGCAGTTTGATGGACATTGCTCGCAAGAAAACCAAGCGAAAATCAATCACGCTGGTGCGGCGTCTTGACTGAGGCAGTTCATGTGCAAGGCTACTAGTGCCGCGTAACTAATTGCGTGGCTTTTCTTGAATGTGTAGCCTTTAGAATCATCCCCGTTCCATACTTCAGCAAATACTTCTGTCCACGGACGATTTTGCAAGTGTGCTTTGCCCGGACGAATTACAGAAATAAACGCTGCCATTCTGGGTATTGAGTCTGGCCGCATTGTCAGCATCAAGTCTGTGTAATTGCCCACATGGACCAACTGACTGGTCCAAGCAGTATCAGTCCATAGTCTCTGCCATGGTGGTGTGGCTGCCAACATTTCAGCATAGTGTGCAGGATCACGGATCAGCTGATACACACTCATGTTCAACAGGTCGATCTTGAAGTATCCACGCTGTTCTGCTGACTCATAGTCTATGGCTGCACAGCCATTGGGTATGTCTCTAGGAATGTCTGTAACGTAAATGCCTGAATTGTGCTTGCGCACTTGACCTTGATGCAATTGCCGTGCGGCAGTGTGTTTAATCAGTTTCAGCACAGCCGATCTGTCCGGCACATCAATATCAATGTCTGCGCTCATGATAAAATTCTAGTAAAAAATTTGCAAAATCTCTATGAGCAGATTCTCCGTGATGCCCATTCTCTTTATATTGGGCATAATCAAATGGTTTGTGTCCTTGTGCTAGGCAGTGTTTTACAAATGAAAAATCGTTTAAATTTAAAATATTTTGATCAGCAAAAATTGGTGTTGCAAAATCTTTTACAAATACATCATTGTAATCCATTTTCTTGTATGTGATGTTGTTGCCGGCAAACACAATGTATTCAATCTTATTATTTTTTAACCAAGAAGTCAACAATACTAGTTCCATGAATAGATTAGTTTGTGTGGCTTCATCATTGTACAGTCGATACCACTGATCCATGTAATCACGTATAGGATGGGTTGGGTAGTTAGCCGTATGTATTTGAAAACTTTCAAAGTGTCCGTCTGTTTCATTTGGTAGTGGACGTTTTGTTTCATTCCACCATTCACTTCTAATTAATGATCCAAGACATAACAAACACAAAATAGGTTCATCAGTTTGCTGTTGCAATTTTAACAAGTCTCTAACAGTAGTTCTAAATATTCGTTGATTACAACTGCCTTCTTTGCCACTATTGACAGACATTGCATTTAGTGATTGTGCTAAAAATTCAGAATATCGAAATCCTGTACTCATCACTCCGTAACTATCACTGTTGCTATAAACAATCATAGTGCAATTATAGCCACGAGGCCAATATAAGTCAACTGATGTGCCATCTGATCCAAGCCAAGATGTGTATAAAAATTGGGATTTTGTAGCTCTTGATTGCCCCAATTCATCTTGACCCAGTCAATGTGATAGTGAACCACAGCGTCTATTGCGCCCATCATGATGCTGGCGGCCCAGTATACAGGACCTAACACACATCCAACACATAAGGCTGTGCCAATGCCGTGTTTGAGACTGTGTCGCATGCCCAACCAATGCCCGTATTGGCCTTTGTGATTGACTTCTGTCATGCTTTGATCCACAAAGTCAATGTACCAATGTTTGATCTGTAAAAGTACAAGGGTTAACAATATCACTGATACCATGCTACCAACCTGCCTTGTTTAATATGTCTTTTGCGTACTCTTGATCAGCAGGGTAGTTGTGAAACTTTTTCTGCCACACATCTGAGTCAATGTAAGGCCATACCATGCTGATCTGATCAGGAGTGAGTTCACTTAAGAACTTTTGCCCTGACTCTGAATTGTAAATCACCCATGGTGATATCCTACCTGTTGTAACTGCATAACACATGGCTGCGGTACTGCCATATCTCAAACAGTCCTGCGGTTGCGCTGAATTCTTTTCTGCCCAGTCCATGCCAAACTCCACTGCTCGTGCCAGTGCATCATTTACGTTTTCCGCAGGCAAATGCTGTATGAGATATTCTGTGTACAGT